TTTTTAAGAAATCGCCTCTAGCTGTGTTTATAAATGTTTTTCCTGATTTAGGATTAAAATATTCTCTATCATCAAGACCCATTTGTTTTAATGCACTTTGTGAAATACTTTTTTGTTTTACTGCAACATCTCTTTTAGCAAATGGACTTGCTTTAGTTCTACTTGTAAATTTTTCCATAGTTTTTCTAAATACATTTTCTGATTTACGAGTAGCAATTTGATAAGATTTAAGTGCACCTTTAGATTTAGCTTTTGTTACTGCTAGTTTGGGTACTTTTCTAGTTTGTCTAAATGTTTTAAGTCCTGTTGCAGTTCTAGCTCTAGATCTACCTAATTCTTTTTTTAACGAACCAAAAAACTTTTTGTTCATAGTTTTAAGTGCAACACTTTCAGCAGCAAGATCACCAGTAGCTCTTTGAGATAAACCCATAAACTCAGGTAAATCACCTAATAACTTTCTTTGATTAGCTTTAACAGTTTCATCTGACATAACAGATGTAAATCTGCTTGGTGATTTTTGTGGTTTAAGTTTTTCTAAACCTTTAAACTTTTTGCTTACGCCTGTTATTTTAAATCTTTTGATCATTATACTCCTAGTCGAAATACTCAGGAAACTTAGCTTTTAAGATTTTCATAGCTCGTTCCTTAGATACTCTTTGTAATTGTGGATTAGATGCTAATAGCATATTAAATACTTGTGAATCATCATTAGCAACTACGTTACCTGATGAATGTGGAATAACTATCTCTGGTCCTTTTTCACCAACAAGATAAGCTTGACCTGCATTAATTGGTCCACCTTCAGCTTTAGCTTCTAATGTAGA